AGATGCACTTTGTTGTTGAGCAGGCTTGTGAAGGTCTAACAGGCGTGAGTGCATCACAAATTGAAATGAATTCTCACATACAATTCACCAACAACATGACCTCCAAAGACATACAGGACATATTAATACGTTCTGCAAATGACTTAATAACACTTGAAAACCCCAACTACCAATTTGCGGCAGCTAGACTATTGTTATGGAATGTTTATAAGGAAGTATTTGGGCAGTTTCAACCAAAACATTTTGTTAATGTTATAATACAAAATGTAAAACGCGGGGTGTATGACAAACAAATCATTGAAAACTATACCAAAACTGAACTGAAAAAACTAAACACATGGATCAAGCACGATAGAGATTTAGACTTTACATATGCAGGACTACGTCAAGTAGTAGACAAGTATCTTGTGCAGGATAGATCAACAGGAGAAGTGTATGAAACTCCACAGTTTATGTATATGATGATAGCGGCTACTTTATTTGCAAATTATCCAAAAGACACAAGAATGTCATACATTAAAAAATATTATGATGCGATATCAACATTTCAAATCAACATACCAACACCAGTGATGGGAGGAGTAAGAACTCCAATCAAACAGTTTGCAAGTTGTGTGTTGGTTGATGTAGACGATACATTGCCATCTATTTTTTCATCTAACTCTGCTGTAGGATATTACATTGCCCAGAGAGCTGGCATAGGATTGAACTTGGGCCGTATCAGAGGCATCAACTCAAAGATAAGAGGTGGCGAAGTTGCACACACTGGAGTAATTCCGTTCCTAAAAGTATTTGAAGCCACTGTGCGTTCTTGCACACAGAATGGCATACGTGGCGGATCAGCCACCGTCCATTTTCCTATATGGCATCAAGAAATTGAAGACATACTTGTGTTGAAAAACAATAAAGGCACAGAAGACAATCGTGTGCGTAAGTTGGATTATTCAATACAAATATCAAAAATATTTTATGAAAGAGTTTTACAAGATGGTGAAATAACATTATTTTCACCACATGATGTTCCTGAACTATATGAAGCATTTGGTTATGATAACAAAAAATTTGACGAACTATATGTAAAGTATGAGAACGATCGTAAGACTCCTAAAAAGAAAATGAAAGCTATGGATTTATTTTCTGCTCTATTGAAAGAAAGAGCAGAGACAGGCAGAATATATGTTATGAATATTGATCATGCCAACTCACACTCATCCTTTAAAGATCCTGTGCGTATGTCAAATTTATGTCAAGAAATTACTCTACCGACTGTGCCTATCCAACACGTTGATGATGATCAAGGAGAGATTGCATTGTGCATTCTATCTGCCATCAACGTGGGCACACTTAAAAACTTTGAAGACCTAGAAAACTTATGTGATCTATCTGTGAGAGCACTTGATCAAATCATTGATTATCAAGGCTATCCTGTCAAAGCTGCTGAAATCAGCACAAAGGCCAGACGATCACTAGGCGTTGGTTACATAGGATTAGCACACTTCCTAGCCAAAAACAAAGTGAAGTATGCAGATAAAGAAGCACTGCCACTGGTGCATGAACTAACAGAATGCTTTCAATATTATCTAATCAAAGCAT